CTACTAGAGACTATTTCAGCCCAGCAAACATAATAAGATACTAAAGTGTTCACAAAGCCACCAGCACTATCAGAAACGCTTGTTTTGGTGTTAAAGGTTATTCTATTTCTAAGTTGTCCAATCATTAGATAAATATGTTAATTCTTTTGAATGGCTTCATTAATTCGTAAGCTGTAACTACGTTGCTGTTAGGTTTAGTAGACTCAACACTAGATTCTCTGTATTCGTACAAGTCTGATAGCAATTTGAAAACTGCTGTTCTCATAGAGCTAGGAGGCTCACAATAGCCACAATTATAGGTAAACCTATATTCCATTGAAGGATAATATAAAGTAGATATTTTCTTATAGTTAATACCTATAACAGTATAACTACCATCTTCTAAGGTTACCCAATCTTGGCCATCAAAATACTCTACGCTTAGTATCGTAGAGATAGGCACATAAGGAAGTTCAATTAAATCATCTACATAGGCTATAACTTGTAAAGTTCTTTCAGTCATAGCAACTCCTGCATATTGCTCTAGTCTAACTCTTGCACTTGTTATTAGGGCCTCTATTAAAGTATCATCTTCTGAGTAATCTACCCTAAGATAGTTCTTCGCTTCAGTAAGTGTTATTGGCTCTGATATAATCTCGGATAAAACCGCCACATCTCTTAGTATCTGCATTATGCTAATTTTTACAAAAATACTTAAAATTTAATGTAAACAAAAAGGGATAGCTTTCTAGGCTATCCCTTGTATTGTAAATCTAATTAAAGATTAAGCAACGTTACCGAAATCACCATATACAAACGCACCAGCGTAGTAGATAGGGAATGCAATTCTAGCCTCAACACGAACTGTGATTAAGTTCTTAGTGAAGTTATCACCATCCATTTCAGAGAACTGAACAGAGATACCTTGATTTTGCATAATTTGAGCACCCATAGCCCAGTCACCTACTAAGAACTTATCTACTGCGATTGCAGTTGACTTGTAAAGAGGGATACCAGCGATAGATACACTGCCATCAGTAGTAACTACTGTAGAAGCAGGTAAGCTATAAGCAGCGTTAGTGTTCTTAGTGTTCATAATAGCAGCCCAATCTAATGGGTTAACTAAGATACCAGTTGCAGAATAGTTAGTTGACTCTAATTGAGCAATAGCTTGTACTAATTGCTCTACGTCTACAGTTGCAGCACCAGTTGCAGCAGTAGCTACACCAGTAATACCTTGTAAGTTAGGAGCAGTACCGTTACCACTTAATAATTGAGCATCTTCTGCGATTAAATACTTCTCTAATAAACGAGATTGTAAGAAAGAAGTCATAGCAGGTATATCATCTAACATTTGACGAGAGATACGAACATAACCAGCAATATACTGAGCAGCTGCATCTTTCATTGTGATGTCAAAATCAACTTGTGCTTTAGAAGATCCTTGAGTTTGAGCTGCTGGATCACCTTCTCCACCACTTTCGTAAGGGAAAGTAAATAAACCTTGATTGATTGAACCGATTGGTAACAAGCTTCTCATATGCACCTTACGAGAAGGAAGAGCATAAACTTGATTAGCGTATTGACGAGTGATGTCACCTGTAAGGTTAACCGCTTCTGTCATTGTACCAACTGCTTTAGTATCTAAGATAAAGCTTGAACGTTTTTGTTCACCACGAGCTAATTTAGCAATACTATCAGAATTGTTCTCGATAGCATCAGCAAGGGTAGCGTTAAACCCTTTTACTTCTGTTTGATTCATTTTAACACGATTGTTTTTTGCTTCCATTTTTTCAATTTCATCCTTAACAACTGAGATTGAAGCTTTAGTAGCTTCTAATTCAGCCTTTACGCTTTCTAATGCACTAGCATTATCAGCCTTTGCACTTTCGATTGCTCCGTTTACTTCGGATTTAATGCCTTCGAATGCACTTTTAATTTCTTCTACCATTAGTTAAAAATTTTAAATGATTGTAAATATTTGTTTACCTCTAGTTCCATAGAAATCATCGGATCAGCTTCCTCAGTTGGCAATGCTTCTTCAGCGGTTGGCTCAGGTGTGATTGAATCTACATCTTCTATTTCAGATAGATATTGTTGTAATTGTTTAAGTTTAAGTTCTAACAGCTCGAATGTTTCGTCAGTAAAGTGTCCATTTCTCAAAGACTTAATGGTCTTACCCATCTCATCTACTAGAGTTGACTTAATTTGACTTTTAACTCCAACTGTTGGTGTATTAGCGTTTGCACCCCACAATACGGAACTTCCCTCAAACAATTTAATTTCATTGATTTCATTGTATCCTGATTTTGCTTGTGACTTGATAGTCTGAAATCCGATACTATGTTCTGTGATATGACCATCTTTATACAACTCGTATAGGTCGTTGCCTAAGGTTGTATTAGGTAGTTTAACACTTGCCTTTAATCCAAAGGCATCTTCGCTAATCTCAAAAGGTTTAGCAATAGGCTTGTCTGTAGAATGGTTCATTAAATGCCACACTCTATTTTTAGCTTGTGGGCCATTCTCTTTTAAGGTTTTAGTAAAAGCACCTGGTGTAATAATATCACCATCGCTATCTACGTTACCAAATGCAGAATAGTAGACTGTAATAACTCTACTATTGTCTTCCATATCTATGGGAGCACCTTCAATCGACTTTTTGTTATAAAAATTACTCATATTTATTTGTTTAAGCTACATACACCGTACAACATCGGCAGTTGCAGTTATTTACTGCTCCACCGTTCTCATCGTGTGCATATTGCATTTCAATTACACCGTATTTAGGAGTGTTTACTAGGAATGGTTGATTCACAGGTATTCTTACTCCACCGTCATCAGGATTCGTCTGTCTATCTAAGGCTTGATGCCAAGCTCTAGGTAGTGCTACATACTCAGCGTGAACCCATTGTTTAAGCAAAGGTATATTAATTCCTCTTGTTGCTCCCATCGCACCTGTACTTAAAGCTTGATGAGTTTCTGTTCTTGCGATTAATAAACTCCTTGCGTTATTTATTTTTCCTTCTCTTAAAGTCTGTATAGCCAAGCTATTTATTTCATCTCTTGATAGGTTGTTATCTTTTCCGTATTGTAATACGGTATTAAGAATCCTTGCTATCTCGTTATCCGTTGTGTTCTGTATCCCAAACATCTTAGGGCCACTAATGGCTGTCCAATAGGATAACATAAAAGCTACCCACTCGTCTAAGATATTTAGCGGATCTATATCTATTGCTTCGTCTTTTTTATACTTGTCAAATATCTTTTGGTACCTCATCGCTGTGTAACCACCTGTACCTTCGTACAAAGTTCGTAAAATATTAGAAACTTTGTTATTGTCGAAAAATGTCTTGTTAAAATTAGCCACTTGGTCTGCTCCTAGTTCTTGTACCAACTCTGCTGCTTTATTAAAATCATACTGCAATGCTTCCTTTAGTTTAGGAGCAAATTCGTTTATTGATTTTCTAGCAATCTTTTGTTGCAGGTTAAACTGCTGAGAAGGTTGTAAGATTTTGGACACACATATTATTTTACTGGAGGTAAATTATAATCTCCTTGTTGTTGAGCATTACGAGGATCTTGTAGCATTGTAAGTTCCGCTACTGGTAGATAACCAGCAGGAATATAAATCTCATTCATCGTATCCTCTTGGATTGTGTCATAACGCATAGCTTGTCTTTTCTCGTTTGGAGTAATCCACCAAGATTGAGATAAGATAGCAGATAGTTCTTTCATATCCTCTTGTAGCTCTGGGAATACAGTAATATCAAAATCGATATAATAACCTTGTCCTATTTCACCTTCAAAGAATCTATTAAACGCATCACGAATTAAAACTAATTCAGGAAGTACTACTTGTGTAAGCATTTCCTTCTTAGCTTCCTTCATATTGTTGTAAGTCTTGTTATCAGGATCGTTAAACAACGCAGAGTTCACTCCGTACACATTACACAACTCACGAAGCGTAATCTTCTCTGATTCTAGTAATTGCAAATCTACAGGAGATAATCCCATATTTACCCAGCCTAACTTGGCACCAGCGATTAAAATTTGTCCTGCGTTTTGAACTATCTTGTTTTTAGTTCCGTACTGATTATAAAAATCTTCTTTCAACTTACCAGCTTGTTCAGGGCCGAAGTCATTTGACTCATCTGCATACAAGATACCTTTAGGCCCTTGATTCTGCAACATACCTACAGAGGTATCCTTAGCATCGTTACTGCGTTGTACAGTTCGGTAAGCAGCTTGTAAAGGCGACAAACCATATAATTGTTGACCATTAGTGTTAAAGTAAGGGTTAAAGTATTTTAAGTGAATTACATCGTTTGCAGCCAACTGATCCCAACCTACTAAGGTAAATGAGTATCCTTCAACCCCATTAATAGTACCATCGCTGATGATAGCTACATATTGCGATGGAAGCACAACTAGTTCGGCAACCTTACCATTGGACAATCTATTAGCCCAGATATAAGAGTTGCCTGTAATAAGCTTATAGCCTACAATATTTTCTAATAACTCTGATAAAGATTGGTATGGGTTTGGTCTTTCTAATAATTTGTTTAATGGGCTATCTGCAATCTCATCTACCGCTTTTACTCTAACTAACTCAGCTTTGGCTATATCAGCACCACTAGATGCGTTAGCCATCATTGCCTTGTAGGTATTTAGTTCTTTTTTGCTTTTAACCTTGTAAACGTAAAATGGAACTGTAGAAATGGTTTTTGATATACGCTTGATGATAGAATAGACTTCGCTATTGTTATCATAGTCTTGTACGAACTTCGCATAATCCAAATTGGGATAGAGGGTTCTACCGCCAATCAATCCACCAAAATCAGAGAAAGGATTATTAAGAGTTGTTTTTATTTTAGTGGCTGCCTTTTGTTTAAAAGGATTCACCGCACTTAGTATGTCCGTTAACTTCACTATAAGATATTTTTACAAAAGTAACAAATTTTTAGCCTAATTCACATTGCTTTGCAATCTAAACAATCCAACCTCGCTTGGGTTTTGCATATTTCGTGTATATAGCATAACGCATAGCATCCATCAAGTGGTCACGAAACTTAACAGGCTCATCCATTGTATTGCCATCGTGATCCGTTTTCCATTTATAGTTTTTAATCTCATCTAGTAAATCCAAAGATTCTGATTTTATAAATATCGGAAATGATTTTACCTTGTTCACTCCAGCAAAAACATCTTTAGCTGCTAGTTTAAGATTAAACCCAGCTTTATTTACCTCAGCTATTGTTTTAGGTTCTGCTGGATCTGCGAATATGTCATCTCTACGAGATAAGCCTAAGGATTTCATTCTATCAATCAAAAGTGAGGTAGACATCTTAGTATCATATATCATTTGCTCCACATATATGTCACCATCGAAGTTTTTACATCTTACTAGGGCAGTTTGATGGTTAAAGCCAAAGTCAAGGCCATAAAACACATCTCCACCCTCAGGGAAGTTTCTTCTTCTTCTCCAATGCGAATAAATCGTTGCTTCACTAATTGCCCTTTCTCCTAGTCCGTAAACTCTCCAATATTCGTGGTCAGCTTCTCGTAGTCTTTCAATCTCTGCAATAATGGTCTTGTCCAAAAACGGATTGTCTTTGTAAGTCGTAATCGTAAAGTCAGTATCTTCTCTAGGAATGACTTTATCGTAAATCCAAGAGTAATAATCAGATGGGTTATAGTCTAAAACAATTTTATCAGTAGTTCTTAGGGCTAATTGCATCCAAGATTCATAATTCACCTCATTTGCCTCGTTAATAAACAAATAATGCCTTTTACGACCTCTAATCTTCTGAGGTTGGTCGGTAGATACAAATTCTACCGTATTTCCATTTAGGAAATATAAATTCTCTGACTTATTGTGTTTCTCTTCTGAGTATAGTCCATATTTAGACAATATCTCAATAAAGTCTCTCATAACGGAACCTTTGATGCTCGGTAGGGATGAACGGCAAATAGTTAAGGTTTTCCCCTTCTCTTGCAACAGCTTTACAATAAACCAGGTAAGTACGTTGTAAGTTTTACCTGACCTCGTTCCTCCTTGCATCACAGAAATTCTCTTCTTAGATTCGTTCAATATCTGAAAGACGACATTGGTGGTTACTTCCATAGAAATAAATTAAAATTTTGGTTTGCTCAAGTCAAAGCTAATACTTTTCGTTTTATAGGAAGGTAGGGGTATCAATCATTAATATCCGATTATATACGCATATATCCTTATTTATGAACGATAAATGACACATATTTGATTTATATAAGTCAAAAAGTAAAGTTATTGACTTACTTTGTTATAACACAAGTCAAGTTATAACTTTACGTAACCAAATTGGTAACATAGCTAAAAAGCAATTAGAAGCGATTTAAGACACTCTGTGTCATTTTGGATAGATAGTACTACTCAAATATAGATAATGGCTAGAATTGTCTTATATTGACAAATAGAGCTATTCTTCGTAATTACCAGCTTCATTCTCTAATTCTACCTCCTTATCATACTCGTAAAGTGGTATATCTTGTATATTGGCAGCTTCATTAGCAGGAACCACAAAGCCACTATCTTCTAGTTGCATATTCTCATCACCATCTAGCTTAGGAACATCTTCAATATGGTTTGCTTTTAAGACATTCACAGTAATCTGCTTCACAACATCACCTTCGTGAGCTACCTCTTGTCTTTCGATGTATCCTCTACGCTTACCTTTTGTCTTAAGTAAGAACATTGTAGCAAGTGTATCACCTTTAGCAATACGTTCCATCAGTTTGTGTTCCCCAAAGTCTAGCATTATCTCCTCAGGTTCTATTTCAGCTAGTTTCCTAGCAAACTCAGGATCATTCTTAACCCATACGTTATACGATGACCTAGATACCCCAGCTGATTCACAAGAGATGGTTATGTTACCGAAGTTCTCCTTGTAAGCTATGATAAAAGCTTCTTTAGTGATGTCTTTAAATTCTGCATTCATAATTATATTGGTTTTGGCATATTACTTCGTAATTTAAACTCTGCATTCATATTATTGGTTTTTATAATGTGTTATATAGAAAAATAAAAAAAATCAATGTTAAACAATGTTAAGTCAATGTTATAAATCAGAATAATGAAGGGCCCAAGGCATACGATTGTTTTTTGACACTAAAAAATATGGTAGGGGGTACCTATAGCCCAATATTATTTTTGTGCATACTTAACTAACTGATAATCAATAGTCCTTTTGTCTTATAATTACCATTATGTTAAATAGAGGCCTTAAACCTAGGCAAAAGTAATGTAGTTTTATTATATTGATAGTTTACGCAAGCTTAGGCCAAAAGTAAAAACTACCTATTAATACTTATAATACAATATAGACAACTATACTCTATACAGTAGATAATATAACTTGTATTAATATAATATATACAATATATATTGATTAATGTAACCCTATACAATATACCCTTATCTAATGTATACCAATTAGCTTACTTAGTGTACTAAATACACTAATTTAATTAACATATCCTTAACAATAATTAGACAAAGTTTAATTTTTTTTCACAATTTAACCCTATCTTTAGTATGCCAATATAAAACCAATTGGCCCTAATATTATGGTATATTTATTCATTATTCAAGTAGTTCTATTCTGTTTCTTTATTGCCAATGTAGGTAAGTTATTTATAAACCTTTTAATTGATAAGCAATGATAACAATACTAGAGCTCATTTTATTAGGAGGTTTATTTATCCTCTTATATGCCTTTATTAAAACACTATTAAACAAATAACCTTTAAACAAACACACAATGAAAAACATTTTTACCAATTCAGAATTAGCACATACTTACGCTAATCAATCTCAACAAAGCGGGCGTAATTCAAGCGGTTCATTTTATTTTGACGGCAAAGCAATCTATAGTTATGGGAGGCACTTTCCTATTGCTAATATAGTAACAAACGATAACGGCAATGAATGTATGTTATTTACTTACCGCTCTTATTCCAATAGCACTAGTAAGCAAGTAAGTATAGTAAAAAGTGCAACTAGACAATATAAAAAGGTTTTTTGTTATAACCCTAATGGTACACATACCGATAATTTTAATAGGTGGTTGCAATTAGCTGAAATGGAGGCTTTCAAGCTTAGAAAGGCAAAAAAGCCCGAATTATATCTTAATCAATTAGGCATATTAAATAGAGAGGCTTTAGAATATGCTCAATTTTTCAACATTGAAATACCAATAACTTTACAGGCTGTTTTGTCTATTAAGGACAAAAAAGAGAATTTAGAGTATATGAGCAAAAAAGATGAGCTTATAAAAATAGAGGTGGCTAAAAAAATGAAAGCACAAAAGATAGAATATAAAGAGCAGTTAAAAAAGTGGTTTAATTTTGAAACAGGCCGAGTTTATGGCGGTTTCAATTTTGATTTTTTACGCTTGAATGAAAATAGGGTTGAAACTACTCAAGCCGTGCAAATACCTATAGAATTAGCAAAGAGACTACACAATAAAATAAAAGATAATACTCTACAGGTAGGCGAACAGCTTTTAAATTACCGAGTAGACCAAATAGGAGACATTATAAAAATTGGCTGTCATAATTTTAAGCGTTCATATTTATTAAATTTTGGCTCTAAACTAGCCTAGGTTAACTGATGAGCTATAAATTAGCGAAATAAAGGCCCATTTATTTGGGCTTTTATATTAACCAAAAATTAAACTAATGTTTACACAGATCAAGAATGACAGCAACGGTAATCCTCGTTATGTAGTCCATTACTTACAATTAGCCGACAATTATGACAGGGCTTTGTATTTAGGTCGCAAATTAGGGGGCCGAAAATTCCATAATAAACAATATGGAGGCGGAATAGTATTCCAATCTTATAATACTAGAATTTTAGGCGATCAGATTTGCCAAATAAAACAGGCTGAATATGAAGCAAAATAAGACCTTTATATGGCCTATATTATTTGGGTGGTAGTTTATACCATTTGCAAATAATATGGGCTTAAATCGGCTCAAAATAAGCTTGTGAAAGCAAAGTAAACCTATGCCCAAAAACCTACTAAAAATCCCCTAAAAATACCACAGCCAAAAATCCCCTTGGGCCAAAAATCTTTTGTATAGGCAAAAATCTTTTATGATTACTTTAACAAAAAACCTGCTAAAAATCCTTAACAATAACAAAAACCCCTTAACTTCGTCAAACAAAACAAAAACCCCATCTATGTCATTTGAATTAATCACAGTCAAGTACGATTGCAGATGCAGTCTAACTGGCAAAAACTTCTCACCTGGTGAGCAAGTCTATTACAACTACCAAGCAAAAACTTTCCTTGATCCTGTGTATTATGAGAATATGCAGAGCCAAATCAATTCAAGTGGAGTTCAATCTTATTTCCAGAGGCACCAAAAACTTAATAAAGTAAACCAAAAAACCCAATAATATGTCTAAATTCGAGTTTATTACAGAAACAAATTGTATCACAGGAGGTGTAAGATACTATACCGAAAAAGATGGCGAGTATGTAGATAGTTCAATTAGTGCTGATAAAGATAGTGCCTACGAAAAGTTTATAAAAGCTGCTAGTGGAGTATCTTTAAAGCCTACCAAAGAAGTAACTGAAACCATTTACTCCATAATTGAATAAGTATGCACCCTACACCAGCCCAACTAAAACAAAAAGGCCTTAAGGACTATTTTATTATAGTCGTTGATGGCGAGAGGATTAAAAAAGATTACATCTATCGTGGTATGTTTATCCATTGGGATAGCAAAAAACCCCTAGATAAGTTCTACTATTGGAGAGCTGATTATTTTACATCTATTGAAGGAGCTATGCGTTCTATCGATAGACATTACAAACTATATAAAAAACTAAAAGATGCTAATTAGAGATTATCGTGCCTTACTTAAGTATGGCGATATTAAAAAGATTTGTGAGTTAACAGGCTATACACCCTATAAGGTTCGTACAAGGTTAGCTAAGGCTGATGAGGAGATGATTGAAATTGTAGAAGCTTTCTATCGTAAGAAGATAGAAGAATTAAAAAACCAAATTTATGATTTCACCGAATAAAATAAACTACTACACTATGCCAGGAGTAATAAACATCGAGCAACCTGATAGAGAAGCCATTATTCAGTTTGTTTGTAAAGAAATGAATGTAAGATACAAAGATGCCTTATCTAAAGATAGATCACGCATTCTAGTGCTTACTAGGAATATGTGCTATGCCATTCTTAAGACCTATGTAGGGGCCACAGTAGCCTCAATAGGCAGGTTATTTTTTCGTGACCATACAACTGTTCTTCACGGACTTCGTATGCACAAACAAGACCTAAGCACTAATGACATCTATGCCGAGCAATTTGATGAGATTAGATTCTTACTTAAACTTAATTTACCAACCAAAAAACACATAAAGTATGCTAAGTCAATTCGCACTATGGGATGATTCTGAAAAGCGATTATTCATCGCTAAGATTATCCACCAAATTAATTATTCACAAGCCAATCTTGAGCTAATGGAATCAATCTTGTCTATATGGCAAAAGTATCCAACAAGAGAAGCTTATTATTTTCAAGAAACCCAACCAAAAAATCTAAATTATGGAACTGCAAACAACTAGTCCTTCTTACGAATTAATTAACAAGGACTCAATGCTACAATTAGCATCTGAACTATCTAAACTCATCAAAGAGAAGGGTTTATCATCTAACATTCAAGGCAAACAATTTGTTAATGTGGAGGGATGGCAATTTGCTGGAGCTTCACTAGGATTGATGCCAATTATTACATCTACTCAAGACTTATCAAATGAAACTACTATTAAATATATGGCGACTTGTGAAGTTCGCAATATTACTACTGGTTCTGTTGTTGCTGTCGGTATTGCTTTATGTACCAATGCCGAAAAAACCAAGCGTTATTTTGATGAATACGCTATTCTCTCTATGGCTCAAACTAGGGCTATTGGTAAAGCGTATCGTAATTTGTTAGCCTGGTTAATGAAGGCTGCTGGATTTGAAGCGACACCTGCTGAAGAGATGGATTTTGCTAAAGAGGAGCCCAAAAAATCTGTCGTACAAGAGGTAGAAGTAGAAGAGATAGCAGAAGCAGAAGTTGATAGAGTAGAATTAATCAAACAGATTACTGACTGCACAAAAAATAAGGAGCTAGTAGATTTATATTATGGATACAAGCAATACATAGATGGCGATAAAGCCTTATTAATGTTGCTTAAGTCTAAAAAAGAATCATTTACAAGTAAAACAAAAAAATAATGAGTACAGAAATATTTTTACCAAAGGTAGAACTGTCTACCTATGAACCGAGTAAGTTTAACAATGACTTAATCAAAACAACTATCGTCGAGCATTTTAAAGAAACAGGCGATAGTGCACTTGAAACATTAGTTCGTATGGATGCTATCGCACAACTATTTGATGGTGTTCGTAGTGAGCTTAGAGAAATCGTAGTAGATGAATTAGCTAAGTACCCTGGTGGCAAGGCTGATGTCTTAGGTAGCGAGGTTACTAAGATTGAATCAGGAGTTAAGTATATCTATGACCAAGATTATGCTTGGACTAAACTTAACAACGAAGTAGAATCTCTTAAGTATGCTCTTAAAGAAAGAGAGAAGATGCTTAGAACTATTAACACTCCTATGGTTGATCCTGAAACTGGCGAGATGGTACATCCAGCACCTAGAGTATCTACAACCACATTTAAAATATCCTTAAAGAAATAAAATGAAAGAAACATTAGGGATGTTAAAATTTTTCTTTGTAGCTGTACCAGTTTTTATTCTTGTTTATTGTTCTGCAATGGCAATAGTAGAAATTAAAGAATTAATAAGAAAATGATTTACCAATTAAAAAATACAATAGATGTTCACACTCCTCTTGGGTACGGAAAAGCAATCGCCTGGATCGATTACGGATCAGATACAAACACAGTTTGGAAAGTCGTACTATACGACACAGGTATGGTTAGGAACTTTTATGACGATGACATTCTCGTATATCCCAATGCAATGGATGGAGGAACCATCGATGAAGAGTTCTTCACCAAAAGAGAGTTTAACATTAGTAACAAACAATTTATAAAAGGGCTAAAAAACCACTTTAAACCATATGAGTCAAGAGATAAAGGGGATGGAGAATAACATACCAATTAGGATGGTGTTTATAGATACGAAAGAAGAGATACATTTTAAGTCTATAGCATTGGCTTCTAGGAAGGCAAGAGTGCCAGCACAGGCTATTAGAGAGTCATTAAACCCTATAGCTAGGAAGAAGTTTATGGTAAAGCACCTAGACAAAGAAAGGGTGGTAGCATTTAGAATAATTTCAAAAAACACACTATGATTAATCAAATACACAACGAACCTTGTTTAGAAACATTAAAAAAGATGCCAAATGATTTTTTGGATTGCGTAATAAGCTCCCCACCATATTGGCAATTAAGAGATTATGGTTATGATGGCCAATGGGGATTAGAGCCAACATTCCAACAATATTTAGAGCATTTATGGGAAATGATGGATGAAATTTATAGAGTATTAAAACCAAGTGGGACTTGTTGGATTAATTTAGGAGATACTTATAATAATTCTGGATGGGCAGGAGATAAAAAGGATAAATACAATGACCAACCTATTGTAGCATCTGGAACCAAAGCTGGTAGAGGAGGCCAAAAAGGATATCCAGATAAATGTCTTGTTTTAATACCACATCGATTTGCTATTGGTTGTATAGATAGGAATTGGATAGTAAGAAATGATATAATATGGGCTAAAAGAAATGGTATGCCTGAACCTGTAAATGATAGATTTACCAAAAAACACGAGTATATTTTTTTGATGTCTAAATCTAGGAAATATTATTTTAATTTAGATGCTATCAGAGATAAACATATATGGGAAAATGATAAACGAAATGATGGTAAAAGACATCAATATGGTGATGATGCTAAAAGTCATAATGACGATAAGGTTGGGGCTAAAGGTGTTTCTTTTAATCCATTAGGTAAAAATCCAGGTACAGTTTCAGATTTCTGGGATATTAAAACTAAACCTTCTTCAGTAAAGCATTATGCTTCTTATAATGTTGAATTAATTACTAAACCAATATTAGCTGGATGTCCAGAAGGAGGTTTGATTTACGATCCTTTTATGGGTAGTGGTACTACTGCTATTCACTCAATAATGAACAATAGAAACTTTATAGGTAGTGAAATGAGCAAAGAATATTTAGAAATAGCTAATAAAAGGATTTCTGATGTACAATCCCAACCAAAATTGTTTTAGTATATTTGTTATGTTATGTACGAGATAACAATTAAAACTTTCTGCCCTAGGTGGCGTTAGAACTCGTACTTCTAGCAAAACCGATGGGCTTTTTTTATTATGTATTACACCACAATAATTCATCCAATTCGCAAATCCCTACATCTATCTTGTAATGAGTATTGTGTATTAGATAGCATTTACAAATTACAAAACAACGAATCTCATTGGTGCTATAAATCAAGGGAAAATATGGCCAAAGACCTTGACCTATCTAAACAAACTATTATAACAATAATAAAAAATCTTGTTGCTAGGGGCTTAGTAATGCAAAATGATGTTACAAGACATTTAAGAGCTACTAATGAGATATTTCCAAAGCTATTAAATGACCATAAAACACTAGAATACAACAAGAAAGATAATAGCTTTACCATCGGTATAGAAACTTTACCTGATGAGTCAAGAAACTTTACCGAAAGTGGTAAAGAAACTTTACCCTATAATAACATATATATTGATACTAATAATACTAATAAAATATATAAGGATAAAGTAGCTTTTATTAATAGTATAGAATCCCATAAAGATAAACTTGGGAACCAATACCAATCTTTTTTAGACTACTGGACTGAAGCAGATGCTAAAGGCAAGATGAGATACCAAGACCAAAAATTCTTTGACATAGCTAGAAGAGTAGGAACCTGGATTAAGAATAGTAAAAACTTTGAACCTAACACAACAACTAAAATAAAGCTTAAATAATGGATGTTATAAACCTACCTAAAAATCTTGAGCTAGAAGAGAATATTCTAGGCTCTATTCTACTAGATAAAAGAGCTTTGCCTTTAGTAGTGAACTACTTAAACGAAGAAATATTCTACGATTTAAGACACCAACTGATATTTAGAACAATTAAGCAGATGTATGATAAGAACATACAAATAGACTTAAGTACTGTGTTCCAACGACTTATAGACAATAAACACTCAGAAGAAGTAGGGGCCTTATACCTATCAAAGATTACGAATAGTGTCGTATCTACTGCCCATCTAAACACACACATAGAGGTAGTAATAGAATTATACAAGCGTAGAAAGTTAGCAACCTTGGGCCGACTAATGGAGGTATCGGCCTTTGATGGTGCTGAATCTACTGATGATACCCTAGCTACGTTTGGTAAACAACTTTTAGGACTGCAAGAGTTTGGTAATATATACGAAAAGACTATAGACCAAATCATTATGCAGCTAAATGAAGGTCGTGATGCTGCTGTAAGTGGTCAGCTATTAGGCATAAACACAGGTTTTATGGAGCTTAATAACACCCTTTGCGGTTGGGTAGATCCTGACTTTGTTATCATAGCTGCTAGACCTGGAATGGGTAAGACTGCCTTTATGCTTTCTAGTATCTATCACATAGCAATACAAGGAGGCATCGCTACGGCCATTTTTAGCCTCGAAATGAGCTCCAATCAGCTAGTTGAAAGGTTAGAGTCAATTAGCTCAGAACTGCCCTTAAAACGTCTTAGAATGAATTTACTGACCGATAACGAAAAAGTTCACTTAATGCGAACTGACGACAAGATACTTACTTCCCCCATCTACATAGAGGATATGGGCGGTATTAGTGTAACCCAGCTACGAGCCAAAGCAACTATTCTTAAACAGAAGTATGGCATAAAGATTATCTTTATTGATTACCTTCAACTTATGAGTGGTACTGGCAAGTCAAACCAAAACCGAGAGCAAGAGGTATCCTACATTAGTAGGAGCCTAAAAGCACTTGCCAAAGAGCTGGAAGTACCTATTATCGCCCTATCCCAATTATCACGCAGAGTAGAAGAACGAGGTGATAAGATGCCACAGCTATCTGACCTTAGAGAATCAGGATCAATAGAACAAGATGCTGATGCTGTAATAATGCTAATGCGACCAGGCTACTATGAGCAAACTGAATCAGTAGAGATTGGTGGTAGAGAATACTCTCCTAGTGATTTAGTAGTTTGTAAAGTAGAGAAGAATAGACACGGAGCTACAAAAAACCTAGCATTAAGATTTTTACCTGAAACAATGACCTTCCAAGATTATGTCCAAGGGTTATAGAAATAGAAGAAAGTTTGAAATAGAAGCTGCTAAGGCTATAGATGGAACATACCAGGCTATAAGAATATTTGCTAAGAGTACTAAGGTTTTAGTTATACATCAAACAGAAGCTTTAAAGAAGGGTTATTTTTTGCTAGAGTATGAGAACGATGGTCAGCCTAGTGGTATATCAGATGAAAGAGTAGAGTTCTTTGCTTTTAACTTAGACCTAAGAGATAGAATAGTATTTATAAGAGCAGAGTTTTTACGAGTAAAGGCTAGAAGATATTGGAGAATAGGTGAGATAAAAGTAAAGGATAAAATAAAATATGTAAAGATGCCAACCGAAGAATTAATTAGGTGGTATTAATGTATATTAATATATTATTGTAATTTTGGTGATGGCATACCTATCAGCAAGTAATTTAACAAAAATGATGTTAGACTTTTTAAAGGATGGTGGTAATGAAGTATGGAGAAATAATAACCTAGCTGTTAGAGGTAGGGCCTTTATAGGTAGAAAAGGAGTACCTGACATTATTGGTTACAATAAAAAGTATGGTTACTTTGTTTGTTGTGAGATTAAAGCGATTGGCGATAGAATGTCAGCAGATCAGATGGTTTTTTTAGAAGAGCTATCAATGGCAGGAGGAACTGCGATGCTATGCCAACAAGTAAGAGATGAAACAATACAAGTAAAAATCTATAAAGATGGCGAAAACGAAGACTGGAGATTCGAGAAAGGTGAGCTTCGGAAGTAGAAAACGAGGTTCAGCAAAGAAATCATTTAATAAACATAGCCCTAAGCCGAAGGTTTACCGAGGTCAAGGCCGTTAAAACAAAACAAAATGGAAGAATTAGAATTAGAAAACAAGGAATTGAAAGTGGCTAAAACAGTGAAGAAAAACAAAGATGTTTTCTCACAGGAAACTTTTGACTATTTACATCAAGTCTTAGTTGACTTTGCAATAGATATGAAGCATAGGCCTAAGCTAAAAGAAATCTTAGCAGCAGCGAAGCCTGAATCAAAGAGCAATAGTATTTAATAAATAAAACAAAAAACAATGGCAGTAACTAAAGAGAAGATTTTCCTAGGAAGGTCTTTCACAATGAAGACAGCATTTGGGGAGTTTAAGAAAGTATCTTTCGGCCCTGATGATTTAAAGAAAATGAATGACTTCGCAGCAACTAATAATGGTTGGGCTAACATTCTTATTAAAAACAAAAAGGATGCTAAACCAGGTGAAGCAGGTTTCTATATCGAGCTAGACACTTGGGTAGCTGACGGTAAGCCAAAAAAGGACTTGCCATTCTAAATTATTCTTATGAAAACAAATATCAAGGAAATTATAATTAATTTATTAGTTTTGTTTGCAGGTGTTTATTTACCATTTGCTTTTATAGTAAATGAGTTTAATCCACTTGTATGGCATTGGGTTACTAGAAGTTTATACGTATTAACTTTAGTTGGTATGTTAACTTACGCAATGCAAGAGTTTAAAAAGAAGTAGTTTGTGTGTTTTTTTGAAATAAAGGTAAGCCTCTCGTTTCTACGAGGGGCTTTTTTATAATAAAACACCCCCAGTTTTTACCTGAGGGTGAAACCAAAAACCACCAACTATGAGAGAGCTTCTTAAGTATTCCTATTTGTTTTATCGTAGAACCTTGTTATAACGGTTCCGAATAAGGCCTCTTGATATCTTTTGATAAAAGAGTCTGAGCTCTCATTAATATAGAAGAAGTCTTGGGATTGCATATAGACATAGCATCTGTCTTTGTCTTCATCATCTTCTGTTACTGATTCAACTAAATGAATGTTAATCCAAGCATTACTTTGTTCGGTACACTCTTCTAAATCATAGCTATCGTCTTCCGTAAGCTGTTCGATTTGCAGTAACATCTCTTGCACTCTCTTTAATGATGATTAATCTTAGTTTCATTGCTACATCTTTCAGTCTGTCTTCTAATAATTTCTGCTCTAATTTTAGAGCCTTAATTACTTCATCAGGATGTTGTTCGCCCATACAAATTTACGTTTTAATTATTACAGAAATAAAAAGTGCATACCTTATTGATTATCAATATGATACACACTTATTTGTTAATTGTCTAAAGTGAGTTTGTTAATTGTCTACTTCCTAGGTAGCCTTATTATCTTGCTACCTAATGGCATAGGCACGAATATAGCAATTCTTCCGTTATCTAAAACAACCCCACATCCTAGTGTTGGTCTTTTGGGGAAAGGTCGTGAATATTCCATTGCGTAAGCATTAATATCTATACCACAACCGACATTCATACCGAATATCATATCCTTATCTGAGCTACTATAAAGCACACCACCGAAGGAGTGTATGTGACCAATGACTGTTGATTGACGAGCATCTCTTGCTCTATTGATGGCACCAGCTTGTCCTGATGATCCTGTTCCGTGCGTATATAAAACACCGTCTATTTCCCATTCTAAGGCCCATTTCCAGCCCTTAGGAGCTTCCCAAGCATCTTCATAGGTTTTAATAAAACGTTCTGGTAATCCGTTAGCTATGGCCTTTCTTTTATGTAGGGCTGAGTGGTTACCTATACAGACTTTTACATTAGGGAAACGCTTATACCAAATGTTAAGCTGTTGCATAGCCATAATAGCCTCCTTAGAAGCTGACTCCCCATTAGGGTTAGTCTCGTGAAATGAGATAGCGTGATTGTCTACTTCATCACCGATGTGAACTATTTCAGAACATTGGAACTTGTTGAATACCTCATAACAAAAGTCAAGGTACTTAGGATGGCAGAAGGGGAAGTGCGTATCACCTATGATACCCACATTTTTGGTTTTAGCCATATTGGTTGGTTTTGGTTTTCTACTTAATAACCTGGTAAACTGTTTTACCTTTCTCTTTCACAGCTTTTAACACTTGCTTTCTATTAGCACCTTGTCTATAACCTACGTGCACCCAAGCGTAATTAAACTCATTTATTAACTGGTCAAACTCTAAGTTATCCTTGATGTAATCAAAGATTTCTTTGTTAGTTACACCTGAACCACTATCATCCATATCTATGTCAGCCGCACGGCCTACACAATGATCTGAATTAACCGAACCTCCAATGAAATGGTTGAGCATCTTGCCCCTGTATCCACTAGAGATATTGATTGAGCCGTAACGTAATCTTATCGGCTCAAGTACCTTTTCACATAGTATCTTTATGTTTTCTAAGTGTTCTGATGTGGGAGTATTATCTAGCCCTTCCCTTTTGGCTGATTCGCTTCTAGTAAACTCTGATAAGTCAAAGTGAGCTGTTAGTTTCATTTTTTACGTTTTATAACTTTCGTTTTAACGAAGTTATATATTTGTAATGACAACCATATTATGGATAAAATGTTAACTGCTAATTGAGTAAAAGAACCAACCTTTAAAACATCTATAAAGGATAGCCAAGATATAGCTGTAGAAGCCATACCAACTGAAGTTAATTCAGTAGAATTGTAAATACTATGCATTAGATTTTTTTTCAAAGATTTGATTAATTGTTGTTAGACCAAGTGCGACACCTGAGAAAGTAAGAAGGCCATTAAACGACCATTCTTTAATATCATATTTTACAGATAGGTAAGCTAAAACTACACCATTTACTAATGCAAAGATTCCTGCTACTCTTTTAGAGGAAACCTCTTTGTCTTCTGAAACCATTTTTCTAAAGAAATTCATTATTTACCTATTTTAAAGTAGATACTACCAGAGTACCCAATATTATAATTTTTGTTAATATCTACACTAAAGCCTATTAGAGCCTTATTTTTGACACCTAGCATCAAGGAAGGACTTAGTACTTCCAAGCCATTAAGTGGGCTGTATGAGCCTCTAATGCCCCAATAAAGGGTATTAGTCAGTTTCTTAGCGTAGTACTCTCTCGTAATTATGGTCTTTTCAGTTAAATTGGCTTTAAAACCCCTTGCAATGATCCTATTTTGGCTGATAGTATCATTCACTACAAAGATATTAGAATCTTTTTTAATAGTGTCAGAATAGACTTTGATACGCATATAATCGTTTAGTACGTATAAAGTATCGTGTACAGGAATCTGTACAGAGTCAATGATATAGAATGGTATATCATTTCCCTTCTTGTACGTATTAACGTACAATGTTTTGTACGTAGTATCGTGTATCTCTACTATCTTTTTATACTGAGAAGTATCGAATTGCTTACCAATTCTAGGTAAGTAGGTAGGTTTTAGTAAAAAATATAGCCATAACACAAGGAGTATTACGGCTATAAACAAGATGTTGTCTTTAAGGAACTTCATTATCCTTCCACAACTTCTGCTTCAGGAGCTTGTGGATTCTGCTCCTGGTTTAATTTTCCTAATAATTGTAGGATTGGGTTCGCATATTTAAAAGGAACTTCCAATAGGTAGCTTTCTAAAGCTTTTAAGTTTTCTTCATTTAAAGTAATCATAGTAGTTATTTTTTGCAAATATAAGTATTTTCTACAACCCTGCTTTGTTTAATCTTTCATTTAATTCTTGAATAGCTTTTACTAATACAGGAATTATTTCATTGTATTTCAAGCCTAATGTTTTTTCTTCATTACTTTGTTCTAAAACTACATCAGGTAATACATCTTTTACTTCTTGTGCAATAAATCCATAATGCAATCCTTTCATTCCATTATCAGTAATAAATTCCTCATTCCATAAATATGAAACTGACCTTAATTTCATTACAGCATCTAAGCCTTCGTTAATATCTAAAACATTATTTTTATGTCTAATATCAGATAAAGCACCTGCAGCACCTGTTGCGTATGCAGTTCCATTAACACCTAATTTATAACCTAAATCTGTAGAAGTGCCTATAACTACATTACCTGAAGTTGGTTGGAGTGCAGTATATGTCCAAGCACTATCCTTATATGCTGATTCTATATAACCATAACCACTTCCATTAGTATCATATCCAATTACAAGTCTTTTGAGATTTGTTGTAGCACCACAAACCATAAATTGACCTGCTGCAATATCGCCATCGTTTGTAATATCTTGAGCAACAGATAATTTAATTGATGGTGCAGTTGTTCCAATACCAACATAACCATCACTTGTAATACGCATAGATTCTACAGTAGTTGTACCATTATATCTACCAAATACCATTGTACCATATAAACTAGAATAAGCATTAGTAGCATATAAATTAAGCACACCACCACTACCACTTATAAAACCACCTTGGTCTAATGTAGATGTTCTTTTAAAATAAATTCCTTCTGCTGTACTTGCTGAACCTGTTCCTATAACAGTAACTAATCCTGCTGCAGATATTCGCATTCTTTCAACATCTGTTGTTCTAATAATTATAGCATTGGCAGTTTTAGAACTTAAATAAACTTCACCATCAGCTGCTAATTCTCCAATTACTGCATTAGATGAACCTTTAACTGTAAAGTATCCTGCTCCTGTTTTACCATTTACTTCTAAATTAGTTGTTCCATAAGCGGTTGGGCTACTTGTACCAATACCTACATTACCTGCATTAGTAACTGTCATTAAAGCAGCAGTATTAGAATTATTTATTATTCTAAAGTTTCCACTATTAGTTAATTTAAAGTCATTATTAAAAGCACTTGTTAATTCTGCTTGTTCAGCACCTAAACTTAAAATAACTTTTGTAGCACTTACGGTACTTGAAAATGTACCTGCTCCTGCACTTAAACCTGCATAACCATCTGCATCAGTTAACATAGAAAAAGTAGTACCTGTATATTCAATCCTTCTGTAACCTGCTATTGAACCAACAGAGAATCCTGTTGCAGCACTTACCTTTAATACCCCAGTAAAATTACTTGTACCAGTTACTTCTAATTTATAACTACCACTAGGTGCTGCTCCTATTCCTACGTTGTTAGATGCGTCAGTTAGTATTGCTAAAGGGATAGTACCCAATTTCTGTGTAAGTCCCATATTATTTGTTTTTTAACTCGTTTATTTGTTCTTGTAATGATGTGATTAATGCTTGTTGCTCTTGCATTGCTTTGGTTAACATAGCTATTATACCTCTATCATAAATACCCCATTTATCATCTTCTGTCTTTGGAGTATTTGAAACTTCTTCTCCCAATACTTTATTAATTTCTTGAGCATAAAATCCTAATTGTCTTAAATCAGTAGGTAAACCACTTTCTTCTTTCCAATAAAAATATCTAGGAGTTAATTTTAAAACTTTATCTAAAGCATTATCTATAAATCCATCTTCTATTTTTAAATTCATATCAGAAGTAACAGATAATACTCCACCTGTTGAAGTAACTGCACCAGTTCCTAAAGCATTAATTGTAACTACTCCAGCACTAGTAATAGACATTTTTGTGGAAGCTGCACCTGTTTCAAAAATAAGTCCCATACCACTTTGACGAGTAGAAATATATCCATTAGTTCCATCGGAAAGCATTATTATTCTAGAAGTACCACTTGTAGCCACTTCAAAGCCTTGATAATTTCCTGTACCATTTACTGTTAACATTGTTCCTGTAAAACCAACAATATTAGGGGTACTTGTACCAATACCTACATTACCTGAGTTTTTAAATACTCCTAATTGTGTTGTTCCATCATACCATCTAAAAATATCGTTATTACCATTGCTTGTACCTGCTATTAATGCTACTGCTCCTGTTGCTGGTGATTCAGCTGCAACTCTTACTTCTAATCTTGATGCAGGACTTGTAACTCCAATACCTACATTACCTGCTGAGGTTATGGTTAATTTAGGAGTTCCAAAAGAAATTGTAGTTCCTGCACTACCTGATGCAGCACTATAAAATATATGTTGACCATTTACTTGTCTATATTGAGATGCAAAGTTTGTAGTTATATATTTATTGTTATCAGTAGAATCAACAAAAATATTATTACCTACTATAGCTTCTGTTGCTGGAGCAATTATTGATGCAGTATCTCCAATTTGAAATGCTTTTGATGTAGAAATCCACGCACTTGGTGTTACACCTAAGCCTATTGCATTACTACCATTATCATATATTAAGCTATTGCCTAACACACCACTTGCAGTAAATTTGCTTACATAGTTTGTAGTACCACTACCACCGATACCACCACCTGTTATCTCTACAACAGCTTGTAATATGTCATTGACTTGACAAGCCGTAGCTAAAACAAATGTAGTGCCATTAGTTGCAGTAAACTCTGCACTAGCTAGTTTAGAACCATTGTAATAAACTGCAAGTTGTCCAACTGTGTAACCTCCTGTTACTGTGAAAGTAGTTTGAGCAGCAGTTGCTGTATAGTCTTGAGTAAATGTAGCATTAACACTTGTAGGTATAGTCCAAGACCTATCAGCTGATAAATCATAACCTGTGCCATTAATAGTTAAAGTTCTAGTTGTTGGAACACCACCTAAACCAGTTAAGGTATAAGTAGGTATGTTTAAAGTATTAGAAACTAAAGAAGAACCACCACTAGATCCTGTAGTAGTTAAAGTAATTGTTCCTTGCTTACCATTGAATGTATTCCAATCTGTAGAAGTTAATAAACCAGTAGTTGATGTATTTGCTGTAGCAATTATTGTTTGACTAATAGCAGTAACAAGCCCTTTAGCATTAACTGTTACTGTTGGAACGTATGTAGAAGAACCAAAAGCACCTACATTACTATTAACTGTTGCTAATGTTAATGTAGTATTAGAACCTGTAGTTCCTGAGCCTGTTACATCACCTATAAAATCTAATGCACCTGAAGGAATAGATACAGGAGTTGTTGTTAATGAAGTAATTAAACCTTTAGCGTTTACTGTTATAACTGGTATAGCACTAGAAGAACCAAAGGTTCCGACATTAGCGTTAACTGTAGCTAAAGTTAAGGTTGAACCTGCACCTATAATAGAACCAGTACCACCTGTAACAGTAATGTCTGTACTTGTTAAATTACCTAAAGTTAAAGTTGATTGTTTATTATTAAACGTAGTCCAATCAGTACTTGAAAGCAATCCATTTTGAGATGTTGTTGCAGTTGCAATAGCAATCGTAATCGTTCCACTTGTTGTTACAGGACTTGAACCTATTGTTACTCCACTTGTTGCAGAAGATAATCCTATACTTGTAACAGTTCCGCCTGTTAGTTGACTTGTTAAAGCTATAGTACCTGTTGCATTAGGGAATGTATAAGAATGATTTGCAGTATTACTTGATGTAATAAACTTACTTAAATATAAGTTACCATTTAACCAACTTAAATCACCAAGACTATCTGCAAATAAAGATACTTCATTAGCCGATGCAGTTGCATTTGCTGACTGATGCTTTAATCCTAGATGACCATTACCTGCCGTTCCTTTAACGTGTAAAGATTGAGCATTTATTTTAAACGCACCTAAATCAACATCTTGAGTAGCACCTGTATATGGAACATATCCTGTTAATACACTACCATAATTTGGTATATTTAAAACACCACTTACATAAGTAGCTGCACCACTTGTGCCTATTGTTGTTAAACTAATAGCAGCTCTTGCACGAGTATCCGTAAAGTAAAGGTTAGTACCTTCAGTTACTTGTGATGTTGTATAATCTCCTGTGTTAGCTACTACTGCCCCTGTTCTACCATAAACACTAGAAACACCTGAAACAATAGCACTTGTATTGCCATTAAGTTTTTGTATTGCACTTAAGATAGTATCAGCAGATGTGATTGCACCAGCACCACTTGTATAGCCTGTTAATGTAGAAGCTATTGCTCTAGCATTAGTAAAGTAAAGATTAGAACCTTCGTTAATATTTGATGTAGATAAACTAACTGCACCAGTAAATCCATTTACAGAAACTACTGCATCTGTATTATCTACCTTTTCCCATTCGCTACCTTGGTATATAGCCCAATCTCCTACTTGCCAATCAGTAATGCCGTCTAAGTTAGTTGTACCTGCAACAGATACGATATAGTAATTACCAGCAACTCCTACTCCACTCGCTAAAGCTGGAGTATTAGTACTAGCATTCCAAGTTCCTTTGTATATAGATCCACCAATTAAACCATTGATTTGATTCTGTACTTTACCAAAAGCAGTTAAGATAGAATCAGTATCTACAACTGTACCACCAGTTATGTTTACACCTGTTAAAACTTTGCCTATTACCGCTGAGTTAACTAATGTTGGATTAGCGTAAGTGCCACTTAATTCACCTCCAGCAGCTATGCCTGAGATAGTTGTTAAGTAAGTATTATTGTCATATGAAATAGTAGTGCCTGTTATCTTAACAAACCCTGTTCCGTTTAAAGCAGCTTGCTTTGCGTTAAAAGTATTCCAATCGGTAAAAGAAAGATATCCGTTAGTTGTAGTATTAGCTTGGCTAATTGCAACGACTCCACTTGTAACACTAATAGGGCTTGTGCCTGTTATGGCTGCTCTTGCTCTTGTATCTGTGTAATATAAGTTAGTACCCTCAGTTAAATTAGTTGTTGACTTAGCACCAAATGCACTATCAAATCTTGCTTGTGTATAATATAAGTTTGTACCTTCTACTACTACACTAGTATCCAATGTTTGAAATGTCTTATCACCTCTGTAGTATTGTAAAGTAGTTCCAGCAGTAACTGCTCCTTCTTTATTGTTAAAAGTATTCCAATCCGTGCTAGTTAAATACCCATTAGTACTTGTTGTTGCTTGAGATATAGTAAATGCACCAGTCGTATTGTTATAACTTAATGGTGTGGTAACACTTAAACTTGTTAAGGTTATATATGCAGCACCATTAGTTATTTGATTGTTATTGGTAGGGATTGTTATAACCCCTGTTGTGCTATTGTATGCACCTGAACCAGCTACGAATGAGTTAGAAGCTCTAGCTCTAACATCTGTATAGTAAAGGTTTGCTCCTTCTGCTAAATCAGTTGTTGATTTGGCAGCGAAAGCAGTATTGAACCTTGCTTGAGTATAGTATAAGTTAGTGCCTTCAGTTACAAGGCTAGTAGTATAGTCACCATTAACTGCTACCACAGCACCAGTTCTACCGAATACCGAAGTAACAGGAGCAGTATCATAGTCAGTCCAACTAGCAGTAACAGTTCCACCATCTTGCTGATTTAGGGTTAATGTTTTTGTAGTAACCCCTGTTACTGATGCACTAATAATAGAATCATTATAAGCTGTATCCCAGGTTGTTTGTTTAGCAGTTGTAGGTATGCCATATCCACCAGTTGTACTAAACACACCAGTAGTATTTGTATAAGTCAAGCCTGTAGCTGTAGAGCTTAAAGCTGTTAAAGGAATATATGCAGTTGGATTAGAAGCTAAATAATAAGTTGAGTTATCATAACTAATTGTAGTTCCAACAATTTTAACAAAACCAGTACCATTTAAGGCAACTTGTTTAGCATTAAAAGTAGACCAATCAGCAGAGCTTAAGGCCCCACGATTACTAGCACTTGCAGTAGGAACGTTTAAGGTTATTACTGGAGTTGTAGTGCTGTTAACAACGCTAGATGTTAAATCAGTTCCTGTAGTTCCTAACGTAAGGGCAGCTACACTAGTAACAGTACCTACATAAGTTTCCGTATTGTTTACCCAAGAGGTACCATTATACACTAAGGCTTGTCCACTAACTGGACTTGTTATAGTTACCCCTGCTAATTGAGTTAGGGTATAATCTCCTTCGGCAGCAACAACATTACCTGTTCTACCAAACACACTATAAACACTTGTAGGTAATGGGTAGGCTCCTGAAGGGGCCTCAATCGTAATTGGATACTCGCTAACATTAATGTCAATCGTAGTACTTGTAATTGTTATTTCTGTGCTCATTATATATTTGTAATATCTTGATAAACAATAAAGTTACCCCAGATATATGTTTTTATATTGGTATTAGAAAATTTAACAGCCATATCATACACATAGTTACCAGCTGCTAAGTTGATGTCTTTGTTAATGGTAATCATATTGTTATCTACACCACCTACTGTGATGCCACCGCCACCTTCCGTTAAGGTAAGTTCGACAGTAGAAGAAGTAATTGTCTTTCTAATCTCAATTTCTACTGCTGCTGTACTTAAGTTAATAGGCACAGTATTAGCAGTCAAAAGGAATATCTGACTCCAAGTATTAGTTTTCCAAATAGATATATTGTATTGAGCTGGTCTAAAATCAGCATTGGTGCTTATGCAGGACATTCTTTATAATTTTTACAAATTTAATCAATTATTAAATAAGTCTATATAATCCTTGTGATTGCCCCAATACTTATGCGTTGCGTAAGTATTTTCCTTGTTATATATAGAGTTATGAGATGTGAAGTGATTGCCGTGATTAATATGGATAGCCTCGTTCTGACTAGCCCATTGGCTACGTTTTAGCTTATCTGTTTCTATATTGCCACAATTAACCTTCAAGGCATTAGGAAGTATGTTTAGGCAATGCTCAATGGCATCCTCTAGCCTCATAGTCATTTGATGGAAAGGTTCATCGTTTTGATTTCTATGCTGCCAACCATCTTTATTAATACCCCCATAGTTCATATTCGTTAAGACCTCACCTTTGGCAAAGTCAGGGTAGTCAAAGTAACCTTCAGGGTACATAACATCGTGTTCTAGGAATGAGACATATTCGTAGTCGCCCATCTCCCTAGCCATAAATAGGCATTGCATAATCTGTAAGAGTTGGTTTAAATGGCTTTGTGACTTATACCAGCTAAAAACGCTTAGGAAGGGATTTAAGGGCATATCTTCCCATAGGCAAGTGATTATGTCAGCCTTACCCTCAGAGGCGATTTTTATGGTGTCTAATGACTTATAAATGGCATTCCAAATACTATGTTGGTTATTGTTAGAATAGAAGATGCCTAAACGCTTATTTCCTGTCTTTGGGATAGAAACTAGGCTACCTTCCTTATAATAGTCTAAATGAACCAAATCATCGTGCTCCCAACTAAGCTCTAGGCTTTTAACCTGGCCCACACTAGGATCGCCAATAATGTCGTTATTTACCCTTAGCATTAGCTTGTCAAACTTAACCCTTGTACTAACAATATCCGTACAATCCATTCCTCCATATTTAGCTAATATTATTCTCATAAGACTGTTTTAGTTTGTTGTATTAATTCCCAATATTTAGAACTAGCAAACTCCTTGTTTATGTTTATAGTTTCACCATAAGGCAACTTGTGTATGTAATCAGATTTAAAGAATAACCCACTAATAGCATCTATAGCTCCAGCATTGTGGTAGATGTTTAGCTTATCCCAAGACTCTGTCCTTGAAGTAGCCCAAGCAAATTCTAAATCAGGGTGGCATATTGTTTTCTTACCCATCTTCCAACCTCCCCATAATACGGCCCACATATCTGCACACCATATCTGAAGCTCGTGATAAACTGGATTATCAGCTTTTATACTTGCACTTAGTTCGGTTATCTCTTTATACAGCCTTTCAGAATCTCTTTCTACCTCATCCCAAAACTGCCATCCTATTCCTTTCATTAGGTATTGTGCACCTATTGAATTACGTTCATTCTCTTTGATTATCTCTTTGTCTATGCCTACTATCTCGCACATCTTATCTAAGACTTGTTCACCTTTGCTCATTATGTATTCATAGCCTATATAGAATCTAGTATCTGAACCATACCATTTGTCATCGTATAGAAATTTATACCATTCTACAGGCTTAGTAAATGCTATATCACAATCGTGATAAAAAATAGCATCTTGTTCTAGCTCAGGGAATTTCTTAAAGTGTTGCTTAAGGATGTTAGGCCTAATAGATGAAACATAGTTTTTAGTTTCTCTAAGGTCATCATAAAAGAAAAATCTAGCTGCATAATTGTTAGCTAGTTTAGACCATTCTATTGGTACGCTCCCATCTTTCCAACATACTATGTCTATGTTGTTAGGGTTAATACCCATTGTACTAAAGTTGTTAATCATTACCTCTACTTGCCACGCATAGTAAAGCGTTGCAGGTTGAGCACAGACAAATCTTATTGTCATTGGTTTTGGTTTTTATCTTAAGTCACCGCAGTACCCATATACTTGATATAGATGTGCTACAACTACTGTTTGTGTTGCCGAAGTTCTTGATTTTGGTAATGCTCCTGCTCCTGTATTTACATCGTCATATGCAGTACCATTATCATTAGAAACTATTTGTCCTCTTTGTGTTGAATTAGCTCTTGCTGTTTGAGTTATTACACAATAAAATGTATCACCTGGATTCATTGTTATTGCAACTGAAGCTCCATCAAAATTTAAAGTAGTATTTAAACTTCCGTTTCTATATATTGCTAAAGTACCAGTATTGCTAGGATCTAAAGTTAAATAGAACTGAGCATCTGGAGTACCTATTGTTGTAGTAGTCGTTGTCGTAGTTGTTGTCGTAGTTGTACAAGTAGGAGTAACTGATAAAGCTAATTTGGTTCCGTTGCTATCTTTTATAACTGCCCATAGTTGACCTGATACTGCAAATGATTGAGCACCATAAACATTTGAAGTTCCACTTGTATAATTAGTAGTTGTATAAGCATCAGAAGCATAATTAAATAATGCATTGCCATAAGAATAACCTCCACTTCCACCAGCAAAAGAGTTGATTGTAACTACTGCATCAGTTCCACTACAAGTATAACTAATGTTAAATGACAATGGTGCTAAAGTAGTTGTAGTGGTCGTAGTAGTCGTAGCAGGACATCCTGTAAGTCCTGTAGTAACAATAGACAAATGAGCACCACCAGGATCAGTTGTTACTTCACTTGTAATTCTAAAAGTTTGCCCTGTAGAAGTTACTCTTTCATTAACTGCGAAATCACCATAAAGATAATTTGTAGATGTAGTAGTTGCTCCTGTTCCACAATTATATAAGTTATACCACGCAGCTTGTCTAGTTGTGGTAGAAGTAGTCGTAGTAGTAGCACAAGCAGGTGTAACAGAATGAGCCTTTCTATTTGTAGGGTTTGCTGCATCTCTAACAGCTACCCAATGAATAGTGTCATCTTGATTATAATAAATTTTAGAAGTACCAGCAGTCCAAGCTGTTGCTGCTAATGCTGCTGACTGAGAAGAGAATACTGCATCTGTATATTCATAGGTTCCACTACCACCAGTATATGCGTTAGATGTTAAATAAGCTGTTCCACCTGAGCAAGTATAAGTTAATGTAAAATCTACTGGAGGTATAGTAGTAGAAGTTGTGGTTGTAGTAGTCGTAGCTGGGCAACCTGTTAATCCAGTTGTTGCAATAGATAATAATGCACCTCCTGGATTAGTATAATAAATAGAATCAATTCTAAATGTCTGTCCTGTAGATGTAACCCTTTCGTTAACCGAAAAAGAACCATTAGGATAATTAGTAGAAGTGACTGTTACACCAGTAGCGCAATTAAATAAAGCATACCATACAGGAGCCTGTGTCGTTGTTGTGGTAGTAGAAGTCGTTGTAGATGTTGTTGTACTTGTACTTGTAGTAGAAGTACTCGTAGAAGTTGTAGTGCTCGTAGATGTTGTGCTAGTGCTTGTAGTACTTGTTGTAGTACTTGTAGTGCTAGTTGTAGTAGTTGGGGTAGCATCTGTATAGTATATTCCAGTACCACTAAAGGATACTGAATAAGGGCTTACACTATTCATACTGCCACTAATAGAATAGTTTGAGATAAAGCAATACCCACTTATATACTTAAATACACCCTTATTATCTATAGCGAATCTAATTAAGAATAATGTTCTATTCTTTTGCTCATTAGCTATGTCATCTACTCCATAGCCGCTTAAAGAAGTTAAGCCATCGCAAGTAACATTCCAATTAGATAAGTCTATCGTAGGAACCTTAAAATAGGCATTAGTTGGACTAGCCAACTCAACCATATCTGTACTAGAGGAAAATGAGCAACTTGTAGAACAAGCAAATGGGGTTTCAGTTGCAGGAATAGTAGAAGTATCTATTTTATATAATATAATATTTTCTCCTAATATTGCTCCCATTTGGCAAATTTACTAAGTTATTGTGTATGCTCCAACTCCAGTTAAACTAACTGCATAAGTAGAAGTGTTATTATTAGGGCCTGTAATAGATAAAGAATTAATGATAGCATCACCTGTAATAACTACTGGAGTAGTACCATCATCTATTGAGAACTTAACTCCTATTGTAGATTTAGCTAATTGAGTATCAAGCATATTTTTATATGAGTATCCTGTTAAAGATATTAAGCCATCGCAGTTAACAGTCCATCCAGCTACATCTATTTTGTATTCTCTAAAATAAGCAGAGGTTTGGCTAGTTACTTCTACTTGGTCTACACTAACATCAAAGGTGCAATTTGTAGAGGCTCCAAATACTTGGTCATAAGGGATTGTTGTAGTCACTTTTGCAACATTAGCTCCTTGCGTATAAAAATATATATCTCTTGCTCCAACATTACTTGGGAAAACTTCTATTACTAATCTTTCAGTTGAACTTAATGCAGTAGCAGGCATACTTATAGTAGAAGTATATAATGTCTTGTTAGTAGATGTTAAAACTACTGGAGAACCTGTTGCTATTGTAGTAAAGGTAGTTCCGTTATACTTAGATATTTTAAAATAGAATCCAGGATCATATTGAAGACTATAAGTAATAGATACATAAGAAGTAAATGTCCAAGTGCCAGCAGCGATTGAATAACCAGGCTTACCGATATCAGTTATAAATCTAGCAATAACAGCATCGTATGCAGAATTAAAATCTACACTACTAGCTACGTTTTCTGTAGTACTTATTTGAGCATAAGCATTTGAAGCTATTGTGCCTTCTGATATTCCACCATTAAAATAAAAAACACCTACTGGGTTTTTATAATACAATATTACATTTTCTCCGTTTACTACACTTGGCATATTTTAAAATTAACTTGATTCGTAATAATAATTATTTGTTAAAGTACTAACTATTTCGGTATTTGATATTTGAAGTAGGGTTGAATTAATTTGATTATTTGCATAGGATATTGTAGCATTCCCTAACATATATGAATTACTAGATACATTAATAGGACTAGGGTCAGTATCAGTAGCTTTTAACAACTTAGATGCGTTTAATATCCCATTAGTTGTAGAATAACTAGATAAATCACAATCAAGATTTATTATATTTTTACCATATATGTTAATATATTGCTGAGTTAGTAGTTGCTGTAGGCTAACATACCCCCCAACTGAGCCACCAAACCTTGTCCAATCTACTGCTATATTATCATTAGAAAGATATAAGGCCCCAATTTGTATTGGATTTATACTTGAATTAGTAATGCTTTGTGCATAAAATCCATAAGGCACTTCTACTGTATGAATATATTGTTTATTAATATCTGTATAAGCAGTATATGTTACTGATTTTAATGTGCTTTTAAAAGAAAGTTGAAAATTACCAACTTGTACTGTATCTATTGTTGTAGAATCTAACCAAAAAATAAAACTTAATTGGCCATCTATTGGGAATGCTTTTGATGTTACACTAAATTCAAAAGGTGCATAGGATATATTAGTACTAACAATAGCGTTATTATTTGAATTTGTAGACCAACTACCATCATAATTCATATAATATACAGAACCACTTGTTGGAGTTATTTTAAATAATACATACCCATTTGAATTACTAGCACTTCCTGATTTAAAAGTCATAGAAAAACTTAATGAATCTCCTGCTGCAACTTTAGGTAAACCAGTATTAGCTACTTCTATTCTACTAGTAGGTGTAGTACCTCTAGTTAATATCCAAGTAGCATAATTATCATCTACATTATCTATTATTGTGTAAGAATTACCCGTGCTTATTGGAGAAACGTTCCAATTATAAGGTATATTTGGATTTTGAATTGGTCTTAAATCCCAGTTAGTCATATAATTATCTGGGTAACTAATTGAATTATTAATAACTATTTTATTATACCCTTTCTTTAATAATTTCGCTTGAGAATTATTTATAAAATATAAACCACTTGTATTACCTGTATATGCTTGAATAGTACTAAGCGTGTTTAAAGAACTGCCACTAGCAGCAACAGTCCCAGTTGATGTATATTCTGTGTACCAATTATTCTGATTAGCAAATTCATTAATAGCTACTACCCACCATTTCCCACCAGCTTGGAATAATCTACAGCCAAATGTTTTTACAATATTTGATAATATTTGCAAACAATCCTTATATGTTGTAGGATTTTCTAAAAATGTTCTATAAGGAAGATATGTTTGTATAAATGGTTCATTATATGATTGAACACTTCTATTACTCATCCCACTTGAAAAATAAGAACAAACTATTACAATATTAGGTTGAGTTGCTGGGAATCCTAAAGCATCAAAACAAGACCTCATAAAATATAAGAGATTGTTTTTATTATTAATGCTAGTTGCAAATGATTGAGGTAAAGCAATATCTTTAAGCATACCAAGACCATCAATAGCATTAAAAGACATCTGTCTTCTACCTGTAGAAAATCCTATGCTAACACTATCACTTAATACCCACCCACACCATTCTAATGTAGAGTCTAAAAATAATCTAGCAAAATACTTTCTATCATCTAAAGTAACTAGATTAGGAATATTAGCTAAGTTATCGGTAATATCTATTACAACTCCTAACTGACTTGCAAATATTGGTTCAAATGGATCATCTGAGTTTGGTAAATATTGTAGATTTAAGTCTACTCCTTGGTATTCTATAACTGTTGGAGCCGAAGCTAAATCTTCTTGTAAATACAAATAAGCAGTCTTATTAGCCCTTGTAGCAAACGTAAATTTATATTTGTTATAATATGCCATTATGAACCTCTTCTTAAGTTTAATGATGTTTCTGACCTATTCAAAGCTAATACTAAATCACTTCCTCTAAGTACAAATTGCCCACTACCTCCTCCACCTAGCATATCCTTTAATTTATCTAATGGGGCAACAACCTCAGGGTTTGATTTAGCACCAGGATATTCTCCTATTAGCCCCATTGTAGGGCCACTAACTATGCCACCATTGGCAAATTTTGATACAGGATTTTTTTGTGATACCGAATTTTTTAATGCAGTACCAGCAGCAACCGCAGCAATACCTACAGCAATAGCAATAGGCCAAGTAGCAGGGTCTTTAAATAAAGCATCTACTGCTGCAAATAAACCTGAAACAATAAGTAAATGTTTACCTATTTCAATTATAGCATCTGCTAACATTGTTATAAAACCATCAAGAGAAAATTCTCCACCAGATAGTAAATTACCAATTTGAGTACCAAAATCAACAAGTGTATTAGTGGCTAAATTATTTAAGACATCTGCTAAAGGAGTAAAAGCAGCTGCTGTACCTTCTGCTGAAGAGTTTAAATTATTTATTTTATCTTGTAATTTATCTATCTCCTCTGCTGTTCTACCAGCCTCCATAGACATTATTAAGTACCCAGCAACAGCCTGTTTATAATCTTCTCCTTGTTTTAATGGTTCCTTTTTATGGCCTTTTAATTGTGCAGATAATCTATTTTGGATAGCATCCATTTCATTCTGAAACTCTCTATCTAAAATCTTTTTCTTTGCTTTTTCATCAGCCTCTAGTAATTGCTCACCTCTCTTTGAACTAGCTTGTCTAATAGCAAATTTTTTATCTTCTACTTGTTGATGAAAGTTTATGGCTTTTTGTGCGTAAGTTTCTTCTATTTGAGTTAACTCCTCATTTGATGCCTTATTAATTACAGCTTCTTTTAAAGCATTTAATTTCTCAATATCATTTAATTTATTAAAATAATTTTCAGCCTGGAATAAATTATCCTTATAAAAATTGAATATTGCTCTAGCTAATTCTTCTTCATTTTTTGAAACTTTACCTTTAGGCCCTTTTGCAGTTGAACCATCTTTGCCACCACCTAAAGAAACAGCAGTAGATATTTTTTTTATCTTATCTAATAAATCTATTTTCTTTTGTTGACTATCATTATATTTATTAATATTACCAATTACTTTTTCATCTTTAAGTGTAAGTATTTTAGTCGTATTAATGTTATCTTTTAAAGCTGTATTATTAATTTTTAAAAGGTCTGTAGAGCTTTTTAACTCTTTTTGTTTTTGTATTTGTAATGGCTTACCAGTCTTTAATTCAGCTTGTATAATGGCTTCTAAATCCTTTTCATATTGCTTTAAAAGTATTACATTTTTTAAGTTTTCTATGTATGTATTGTAATAGGTATTTAAGTCTTTTACTTTATCTCCTTCTAATTTTAAATCTTTAAAAACATCAGGGTTTATAGACTGTAATTCTTTTATAGCTCTTCTTTTTCTATCTCTAGTTTCGTTTTCATTTTCTAAAACTGCAATTAGTTCATTAACCTTTACTGCTTCATTAGAAACACCTTTTACAACCTCATCTTCTTGTTCTTTTAATTTCTTAGCAGAAGCTGTAACTTTTCTATTATGCTCATCCCAAAAAGTTAAACCTGCAATAATAGCAGAAAAAGCTAGATAAGCAGCACCACCTACACCAGCAATACCACCTAGTAAAGCTGGTAAATTGTTTTGAATACCTCTAAATCCATAAGGTAAATCTTGTATAACTAAAGCAAGATTCATCCATTGCTGATTTGTCTTTTTAATAGATCCACCTGATTTATTCATCTTATCAGCAGTCTTATCTATTTCATTTCCTAAAATCTTTAATTGCACTTGTGCTTCTTTTGAACCAGCTTCTATGCCTTTTAAATATTCAGCAAACTTTTTAGCTGATGCAGGAACATTTCCTAAATCAAATTCAAAATCAATTTTAACCATCTGATTATCTGCCATTATCCTATAAGTTTATATATGTCCATATTTTTTTAGTACAGCCTTTAATTCATCTTCTTCCATTATTCTAGGCTTTACAAAGTTACGAGTATCACAGTCTAACTCCATAAGCTCACTAGGTTTAATTTTCTTACCTTTTGGTAATTGAATATTAATAAGCATTGTTGTCTGCCACCTAGTTCTAATCCATTGTTGCTCTTCCTCGTGTCTATACCCATACCATACAAAATCTAACTCTGCCATCGTCATCTCCCAAAACAAATGGGGAAGCACTTTGCACTCCCCCATTGTATATTTCTCTATGTCAATCCACTCTAATTTTTTTTTACTCCATCCTTTTTATTTGACTTTGTTGGGGCACCTTCTATTCCACTTTGCATACTTTCTGATAATGCTGCCATTACCTCTTGGAATTTTTTACTGCCCATTCCTCCCATATCATCTACCCAATCACAAACCTCTATTTCAGTAAAGGAAGGTGTTATACCTTGTGAGTATAATGGATATTCAGCAGCAGCTTTGAGTAAGTTTATAATAGCATCTAAAGATGATTGCCCACTTAAAGCCTCTCCTATGTCAGAAGGCCCTATGCCTTGTAATTGACAGAATCTTTTAAGACTCCAAGTACAAAAACGCATCGGTATCTTCTTTCCATCGGAAAGAGTTAATTCAAATTGTCCTCTCATTTTGGTTTATTTTTGGTTGGTTATTATTAGTTGGTAGCGATAGTTAATACTCCTGTTCCTTTGAAAGATACTGAGTAAGTAACTGGATTCTCCATATCAGCAGTCATATCTACACTCTCAATAAATGCTGAACCTGAATAAATCACATCACCTGTAACTGGAGTTACACCATCTACTGTAGAGTTATTAACTGTAGTAAATTTAACTGTAACAGCAGCTCTTGCTATTGCTAAAGCGTTTAATTCAGCTGTGCTAATATAAGTAGCAACCGAACCAGGTACTACTGTAGCTAAACCATCTGTTGTTAAAGACCAAGACCTTTGACCACCAATCTCATCAGCCCATCCTAAACTTTGTTTAGTAGAAGCATCTGGAGTATCGATAGCTAAACTTAATGAACAAGAAGTAGCATATCCTATTACTTCTGTCCCAATTAGAACTACTAATGAAGTTCCGTTAAATACACCTGTTGTTGCCATTTTATTTTATTTTATATTATGTTAATTGATTCACGAAATGATCCATTGTTATCACCCTTCTGAAAACATAAGCCTCATTCACATAGTCAAAGGTAGCAATATTAGAGCTAACTCTTCTAGTGACTATCTTAAAATCAGGTGCTGTATTTGGGTAAAGAGGAGGATTAACCCCTACAATGCCTAAAAATTCATTAGTGTAAGTATCAACAGTCTTTTGTCCTACTTCACCTGCTTTAAAAGTCCTATAAACTATGTCAAATTGAATACTAACATCAAAGGCGAAACTTTGTTTATTACTATTCTCTGCTTGTGTCTGACTACTGATAATCAAATAAGGTGGTTCTACTGTATCAGGTGCTATGGTATCATATGCACTCAATGAGTAAGAAGCCGAGGTAAGCTTATCTATATAAGCTTTTCTTAATGTATATCCGCAGTCCTTCATTTTTTACAAATTTAACGAAATATATTTATATCCTTATTTTCTTAATCTTGTTAATCATCTTCCCTAAAACCTCGCTATATGAATTAAACATATACGGCCTATAAGGCATCCCCATAACTTTTTTGTTTTTCTTGAATGTTAAGGCATAAGATTCTAAATCATTCATATTTATATTTGGGTAAACAGGTATTCCAAATTTCTCTCCTGTACCAAATTCAACATAAGCTGCATATCTTGTATCAGCAAAAACTGAGGCTCCAACTCCTTGTATATAATCGCTATATCCAATAGAATTTTTAAGTAAGCCAGTTTTAACTGGGACTTTTACTTTAGCTGCATTAGCAATTTCCTTAACCGAATCATTTATAATCTTTGTAGATTCTTCAGCTACTTTCTTAGGAGCATTGTTAATCTTCCTAATAATGGCATCAACACCAGTTATCTTAGCATTAAAAGTAGCCATTACTTAAGAGTTGAACAACCGATTAAATAATATTGGTTTAAATCTCCTTCGTTTATAATGGAGTTAATTAGATAAGTTCTTGACTTCCAAGTTATTACAAGAGCCTGAGTAAATGTCTTGCCTGTTGTATATCTAATCCTAAAGGTAATTGCATCACTTAAGCTGTCTCTACTAGTTATATTATTCTTAGCATCGCTATTAGAGACTATTTCAGCCCAGCAAACATAATAAGATACTAAAGTGTTCACAAAGCCACCAGCACTATCAGAAACGCTTGTTTTGGTGTTAAAGGTTATTCTATTTCTAAGTTGTCCAATCATTAGAT